TTCAACGACAATGTTAACATCGGAATCCTCGCTAATAAAGCAGCGACTGCTAGAGATCTCCTCGGAAGATTACAACTGGCGTACGAAAACCTGCCGAAGTGGATGCAGCAGGGAATCATCGCATGGAACAAAGGATCCATGGAACTCGAAAACGGATCAAAAATAATAGCAGCAAGTACCTCGGCATCTGCAGTTCGAGGTATGTCATTCAACATTATATTCTTAGACGAATTTGCATTCGTACAAAACCACTTAGCAGATGACTTCTTTGCATCTGTGTATCCTACTATATCTTCTGGTAAATCTACGAAGGTTATAATAGTTTCCACTCCACATGGTATGAATCATTTCTACAGAATGTGGCATGATGCGGAGCGTGGTCAGAATGAGTATTGTCCGACTGAAGTTCATTGGTCTGAAGTGCCAGGTAGAGATGCTAAGTGGAAAGAACAAACTATCAAGAATACTAGCAAGCAACAGTTTGCTATAGAGTTCGAGTGTGAATTTTTAGGATCTGTTGATACTCTTATCTCTGCTGCTAAACTCAAGGCAATGGTGTATGAACAACCTGTAGAACAAAATGGAAAGTTGAAAGTTTATGAGAGACCGTTTGGAAAACGTGATTATATTGTGACAGTGGATGTGGCGAGAGGTGTATCAAAAGATTATAGTGCGTTCATAGTAGCCGACATTACAGAGTTTCCTTACAAGGTAGTTGCCACGTATCGTGACAATCAGGTCAAACCCATGTTGTTTCCATCTATAATACATGATATTGCAACAGCTTATAATAATGCTTATGTTCTATGTGAGGTAAATGATATCGGTGATCAGGTTGCATCAATACTATTCTATGATTTAGAGTATGAAAACTTACTCATGGTTGCTATGAGAGGTAGAGCAGGTCAAATAGTTGGGTCAGGATTTTCTGGTGTAAAAACACAACTGGGTGTCAAGATGAGCACAGTTACAAAAAAAGTAGGATGTTCTAACTTGAAGACTTTGGTGGAGGAAGATAAACTCATATTCTGTGATTACAATATAATATCGGAGTTGACTACATTCATCCAGAGGAAGCAATCATTTGAGGCAGAGGAGGGTTGTAATGATGACCTTGCTATGTGTCTTGTTATATTTTCATGGTTAGTTGCACAAGAGTATTTCAAAGAAATGACTGATTCTGATGTAAGAAAACGTATATACGAGGAGCAGAAAAATGCAATAGAACAAGACATGGCACCATTCGGTTTCGTGAGTGATGGATTGTTTGATGATGAGATAGAACAAGTAGATAATGAAGGAGATAGATGGAAGAAAGCAGACGAGTATGGTGATAGATCTTACATGTGGGATTACAATTAATGATTGATCCTAAGTGTCTAGTTGGAGATGGATCATTAGCTTTTTCTGCTACTGGTCATTTGCTCCCATGTTGTTGGTATGATAATCATAAGAAAAAATTTATACCACAACTCATACAAGATAAGTTTGTAGGACAACCAATAGATAAGATATTGGAGTTTGAAGAATGGACTGAGTTCTTCAGTAAGTTGAAAAACAACCCTGAATCATTACCTCATGGTGCATTTGAAAATTGTTATAGGTATTGTAAATGCGAAAGTTCCGCACCGTAAATGTTGATTTAGGAAACGTATGTAGTTTACAATGCCCTGCATGTGCTAGGACAATGTTTCGTGATGGTAGAAATGGATATGAGAAAGGTAAAATACCAGGCAGACCATTACCATTATCAGAGATAGAATCAATAACTGATTACTTTGAGGTAATTACTTTTTGTGGTCAGAACTCTGATCCACAGTTTCATCCTGACTTTCATAAGATACTGAAGATATGTACACGAAAAAATAGAACAGTTAGAATTAATATTGCTGCTACAGGTAAACCAAAAAGTTGGTGGACTCAAGCATTCATGCTCTCTATGAAGCATGATGTTACATGGATTTTTGGTATAGATGGGTTACCAAAAGATAGTCATAAGTATAGGATCAATCAAGATGGTGAGTTCTTATATGAGATGATGTTGAGATGTGCTAAGTATAAAATCAAAACTGTTTGGTCTTATATTATTTTCAATTATAATGAGAACAATATACAAGAGTGTAGAGATATGGCAAACAAATATGGTATTGAATTTGAACTTGTAAATTCATGTAGGTGGTATAACGAGACAATGAAATCATACAAACCTAGCAATAATTTTGTAGAACTATCTAATGACTTAAAACAGCAAAGTGTTCGTAACAGTGAAAAAGCATAAATAATTTCAGTCTAAAACAGTAGGACCCATAAGGGAGTTAGAATGGCACTTAGATTAGCATCTCCAGGAATTTCAGTTAGAGAGGTTGACCTTACAAGAGGCGGAGTAGATTTTACTCTAAACGTTGTTGGAGGTATAGCAGCTCCTTTTGCAAAGGGACCGTGTAACGAAATTACTAGGATAAACAATGAGAATGAATTAGTTGAGGTTTTTGGAAAACCAGGAGTAGGAACAACAGACTACCACTATGAAACATGGTATGCAGCATCAAACTTCTTATCATACGGTGGTAAGTTAGATGTAGTAAGATGTGTAGGGGGAGATCTCAACACTGCAAACGTCGCTGTTGGTCTTGCAAACACAACTCTTTTACTAGAAGGGTTAGAAGATTATAACAATAATCAGGCAGATGACACGAATTGGTACTTCGCTGCAAAAAACCCAGGCAACTGGGCAGAGAATATAAAGGTAGCAGTTATTGATAATGCTGCCGACCAAACTATTACACCAACCTTAGAGACAGGTACAATTGCTGCTACCAAGGTTGGATTTGGTGTAACACAAGCACTGACAGGAGTCACTGTTGGTGTTGGTACAACAGCCGCTGCAACAGGAATACTGAAAGGTGTAGTTACTGGTAAAACAGCGACAACAATTGATGTTAGAGTTGTAAGCACAGTTATAGGTGGTACAGAAACATTAGTTGATTATCAACAGAATTCACAGTTTGAGTTCAAAACTGGCACGATGCTCAACATCGTGAACAACTCAGCTTCTACAGTAGGTAAGAGTTCAACTATTACTTCTGTTGACTGGTACAACTCACAAAACATACTCACAAGTGTTGCAGACGGTGGTTCTGATTTTGCAACAATTACTTGGAGATCTGTACTAAACAAACCTAAGACAAACAATTATGTATCACGCAGAGATGGAGCTAATGACGCTTTACACGTTGTGGTTATCGATGCTGGTGGTGGAGTCACTGGAGATGTCGGATCAGTTCTAGAGAAGTTTCCAAACTTATCTAAAGCAAAAGATGGAGAAGCATCTGGTAAAGAGTCAATCTATTACAAAGATTACCTAGCAAATCAATCAGAGTTTATTTTCTCTGGAGCACATGTAACACAAGCAGACGATTCACATCACGGCACACTCGTATTACCAGGCGGTCTAACAGGTGGAACTGGATTCTCATCTATTACTGCTGCTGCAGGTTCATGGGGTCAAGATGCTAAGAACATCAAATTCAGTTCAATAGGAAACCAAGGTTACAATCTAACAGGTGGACTTGACTATACTGGAGTTGGAGTTTATGATGCACCTCTAGGAGACATCCTCACTTCTTACGATAAATTTGCTGATCCTGTAGATAGTGATATTAGATTCCTATTACAAGGTGGATGCTCTGGATCAAAAGAAGAAGAGCAAGCAAAAGCAAACAAACTTATACAACTAGCAGAAGGAAGAAAGGACTGTGTTGCGGTGATCTCACCAAACAGAGGATCTGTGGTCAACGTCACAGACTCAGCAACTCAGTTGACAAACGTTCTATCATTCTTTGGACCTCTTACATCGTCATCATTCGTGGTGTTCGATTCAGGATTCCAGTATGTGTATGACAGGTTCAATAAGAAGTTTGTTTACATGCCATGTTCCTCAGATGTAGCTGGTTGTATGGTTAGAACAGATAGGGACTTCTTCCCTTGGTTCTCACCTGCAGGTACTACCAGAGGGGGATTGAATTTTGCAATCAAACTCGCATTCAATCCTGGCTTAGATGCAAGAGATCAGTTGTATTCCAACAGAATCAACCCAATCACATCTAAACCTGGTGACGGTATTGTACTATTCGGTGACAAGACAGGACTTGCTTTTGAATCTGCATTCGACAGAATCAACGTAAGAAGATTGTTTATCACTATTGAACAAGCAATTGAGAACGCTGCAAAGTCAGTTCTATTTGAACTCAACGATGCAGGTACAAGATCAAACTTCATCAACATTGTTGAACCGTTCCTAAGGGATGTTCAAGCAAAGAGAGGTATTCAAGACTTCTTACTCATATGTGATGAAACAAATAACACACCAGATGTTATTGATCGTAATGAATTCCTTGCTGACATATTCGTCAAACCCGCAAGATCAATCAACTTTATTGGTCTAACATTTGTTGCTACTAGAACTGGAGTTTCCTTCAGTGAAGTTGTAGGAACTGTGTAATAGGAGACCCCCACAATTATGGCATTAGACAGAAACATTTTTTCGGTTCCCAATAACGAAAGATCAATTGATTCATTCAAGGCAAGACTTGTACAGGGTGGTGCTCGTCCTAACCTCTTTGAGGTTGAGATGGACTTCCCTTCAGGAGTCGGTATCTTTGACGAAGAGATTGACAACACAACTCATCGTATGATGATCAAGGGAGCACAATTACCAGCATCAAACATTCAAGAGGTTATCGTACCATTCAGAGGTAGACAACTCAAGGTAGCTGGCGACAGAAGATTTGACCCATGGACAATCACTGTTATCAACGACGGAGATTTCAAACTTCGTGAAGCATTTGAAAGATGGGCAAACTTCATTATCAAAGTATCTGATGGATCAGGTACAATCAACCCAACTGATTACTTCGCTGATTGGCGTGTAAACCAATTAGGTCGTGCATCCACACCCTTAGACACAAGTGGTGATCAGAGTGGTGCTACTCTTCCAATCTTACGTAGATATAAGATGCATGGTTGTTGGCCTAGTCTTGTTAGTCCGATAGAATTATCTTACGACACAGCAGATACAGTAGAAGAATTCCAAGTCACCCTACAAGTCCAGTGGTGGGAAGCATATGATGGCAGAAACGCTGGCTCTGTGGTATAATACATAGAAAGACAAGGGAATAAATTATGGCTAAACTTTTTGGTTTTTCGATTGAAGAACCGAATAAGGATAATAAGAATGCAATCAGTCCTGTACCTCAGAACAATGAGGACGGGGCTGATTATTTTCTATCGTCTGGTTTCTACGGACAATACGTTGACATTGAGGGAGTATTCCGAACAGAGTTTGATGTTATAAAAAGATATCGTGACATGGCATTACACCCAGAGTGTGATACTGCCATCGAACATGTAGTAAATGAAGCAATTGTATCAGATAGTAATGATAGTCCTGTTGAGATAAATTTAGATAACTTAAATGTTAGTGACAAACTAAAAGGTATTGTAAGAGACGAGTTCAAAGCAGTCAAAGACCTTCTACAATTTGACAAGAAGGCACACGAGATTTTTAGAAATTGGTATACAGATGGAAGATTGTATTACCATAAAGTAATTGATATGAAGAAACCTGATGAGGGTATCAAAGAAGTAAGATATATTGACTCACTAAAACTCAAGTATATGAGGGTACGTCCAAGTCAAGAAAGGGGTGCTAGAGGTGCACAAGGTATTCCAGTATTACCTAACTCAGGTGAGCAGACAATTACAAAAGATGCAAAGATTGAAGAGTTTTATACTTATTACCCTCAGGGTATGGCACAGAGATATGGTTCTGTTGCTGGTAAAGGTGTAAAGATAGCAAAAGATGCAATCACATATGTGCACTCAGGTCTTGTAGATAGAAACAAGAAAATTACACTATCGTACCTACACAAGGCAATCAAGGGTCTAAACCAGTTACGTATGATTGAGGACTCTCTCGTCATCTACAGACTCTCAAGGGCACCTGAGAGAAGAATATTTTATATTGATGTTGGTAATCTACCTAAGGTAAAGGCAGAACAGTATCTACGTGATGTAATGTCTCGCTATAGAAACAAGCTAGTATATGATGCTAATACTGGTGAGATAAAAGACGACAAGAAGTTCATGTCTATGCTTGAAGACTTCTGGTTACCTAGAAGAGAAGGTGGAAGAGGAACAGAGATTACTACATTACCTGGTGGTCAGAACCTTGGAGAACTTACAGATATTGAGTACTTCCAAAAGAAATTATATCGTTCACTAAACGTACCTGAGTCACGTATTGGTGGTGATCAGGGATTCAACTTAGGTAGATCCTCAGAAATTTTACGTGACGAACTTATGTTCAGTAAGTTTGTAGGTAGATTGAGAAAAAGATTTAGTGGTTTATTCACTGACTTACTCAGAACACAATTGATACTCAAGAACATTGTAACTCCTGAGGACTTTGACAAGATGTCAGAGCATATTCAATTTGATTATAATTATGATAATCATTTTGCTGAACTAAAAGACCATGAGTTGATGACAGAACGATTGAACATCATGGTTGCAATCGAACCTTACATCGGCACATACTATTCTAGAGATTATGTCAAACGTAAAGTCTTACGTCAGACAGATGAGGAAATAGAAGAAATGCAGCAAGAGATGGAAGAAGAGAATGAGGCAGGTATTGGTGTACCTTTAGAAACTCAGAATCAAATGATGCAAGGTGCTCTTGATGCAGAGAAAGAGAGAGCAGGTAACTTAGGTAAAAATGGCACAGAACCTAACCTCGATAATAAAAAGAACGGTGGCAAAACTGAAGCACCAGAAATAGACATCAAGAAAGCGAAGATATAAATATAACTAGCGTTTTATTAAAATTGAATGGATTCTGCTGAAATAGTTGATATGGTTGCAAAGGGTGCTCCCGCTTCGGAAGTATCAAGTGCTTTGAAAGATATGATGTTTGCGAAGTCTGCTGAGTTTGTAGACACAGCCGCACCCGAAGTTGCCAAATCATTATTTGGTGAACCAGAAGAGGGAGATCCTCTACCTGAGGTAGGTGATGGTGTAGAAGTAGACGCTGAACTAGAACAAGAAACTGAACAGGAAGAAGAATGAGTGCATCACAACCACTTAAATTAGTGACGGATATTGGAACGGTAAGTAGTGCAAACGCAACTTCTGCTGTAACCTCTGCTCAAACTGTGAA